GCTAAAGAATTACGACAAGACCGGCACCACCAAGAAGATCTTTGAACGGGACGCATTGGTCTCAATCGGTACAGTCGAGCGGCCCAACGCCCCGTCCGGACGCCCGGCGCAGTTCGTCCACATGTTCGAGGTCGGAAAGTGGCCGTCCAACAACGTTGTCTCTGCAGAGAAGGTGGCGCAGAACGTCGGAGCCATGATGGTAGATCAACCGGGTACCGTGCAGATCATCGAATCGACCGCCCAAGCATCTACAGGCACGTACTTCATGGAGATCTGCCAGAAGGCGCAACTCGGGCAAATCAGCGACGACTTCCTGTTTGTGTCGTGGCTCGACGATCCGCAGTACACCCGGGACCTTGAGGTACCTGTAAAGGAGTTCGTTCAGACATGGTCCGGATCCGTCGTTGGAAAGGAGTACTGCGAGGAACTCTGGACGCTCGGCGCGACGCTTGAGCAAATCAACTGGTACATGGTACAGGCGACGAAGTCCGTATACAAGGACCGGTGGCGTCTCATGGAAGAGTACCCCACCACAGCGTCGGAGGCGTTCCAGCACGGCGGGAAGCGCATGTTTCCCGTCCCCTACGTTGAAGCCGCCCGGAAGACGTGCCGCGAACCAATCCGGCGTGGCCGGCTCGTGGCCGACGGCCGCACGGGCCCGGATGCGTTTAAGAACATCCGGTTCGAGGACGACCCGCGTGGCCCGCTCAAAATCTGGCGCATGCCGGACGACGACTACAGCGGGCTGATCGACAAGCCCATTGCCAATCGGTTTCTGGCCGCGTCCGATGTTGGAGGAATGTGGGACGGCGCCGACTACAGCGTAACGGCCGTACTCGACCGCGCCCCCGTTATGCTCGGCAGCATGCCGGAGATTGCCGCAGAATGGCACGATCACATTGAGAAGGACCTGTTTGCATGGGAGTCCGCACGCCTCGCCTACTGGTACAATAAGGCGCTACTGGCGGTGGAGGTGAACAGCCTCATGGAGGACAACGAAACCCGGTATGAATCCGGACAGACGGTTTTGGACCAGGTGGTTGGAGTCTACCCCAATCTGTACATCCGGCGCGTCATGGATTCCATCACGCAGAAGATGACGGAGAAGGTCGGTTTCCACATGAACTCGCAGACCAAGGACCAGGTCATAACGTCCCTGACCAAGCACCTACGCGGAGCATTCGAACAGTACGATAAAGGGATTGACACCACAGAGGGTATCGTAGAGCGATGCTTGGCCGCGACCCACGAAATGGATCTGTACATGATCCACGAGGACGGATCCATGGGAGCAACCTCCCGGTCCGAACGGTCAAGTTCCACGAAAAAGGACGACCGGGTTGTTGTCCGGGCGATTCTGGCCTGGCTGAATGGCGATACGCAACAACCATCATTCATCACACCATCCAAGCGCACGCCCAAGACCCGGGGCATGGCAACGTTCAACTGAGGCACATCATGAAAGATTGCACGACTACAGATCACTGCGACATGCTAACTCTTACCATGGAGGATCTGCTCGCTATCAAGCAGGAAATGCAACGCCGATCCACGCGGATTCAAACCCCTTTCGGTGAGATCCTCATTTTTCACTCCAACGCCTGTTTACAGAACGAAATCCGTCTTGTGAAACACGTTCAGGAAGTAGATCCCATTGTCCGAGATTAGCGAAATACGGCATATCCTACGCCAGAACCCCGAAAAGAAACGGGGCCTGGATGAAGCCCGCGCCCTCGGCGCGGCTGCGGCTGAACGTCTGTACCTGGCCGGAGTGACCGGCAACGGAGACGCCATTGTGATACTCGCCGTCAGCCGATCCGGAAAGATCCACGTCAAAGACTACGGAAGAACCGGATGACAGGGGAAGAAATGGTCCGGATTGCACGTCTCGCCAACGAGACACGGTTGGAAGCGCCTATGCGCGCCATTTACGTATTCCAGTGCTACGAATACGGCCAGAGATACGGCATTCAACAGTTGACCGCCCGCGCAACTAACAACACGCGGTACATGCTCGTCCTGCATCAGATTCCCCCGGACGTGTCGGCGCAACTCGTCAGGTTTTTCAATTGATGCTTGCGCGACCTGTAAGTATCTGTTATATTGCGACATGGGGCGCGTAGTGCGCCGGTCATAGGCTTTGCCAAACGAAACGCAATGCGCGGTTTCACTCGAAAGGGATGGAGCCGCGTTTTTTTATGTACGGACCGCAGGAGACATCCTACACCGACGCAGAACTCTCAACGGGTTCAGATCCGGACGTGTTCGCGGCCCTCGCGGACGATCCGAGCGACGAAGAACTGCTGCGTCGCGCCGGGCACCTGGCTGTCGAGGAAGCATCCCATTGGTGGGATCAACGAAGCGCGTTCCGTAACGACCGGCGAAAGAACCGGAATTTCTACGCTTCCCGCCCATGGGAAGAGTCGGTGGTCACTCCGGACGGGACGACGATGTCCGAAAAGGAGTACATCGAGCGCCAAGGGCGCATAGCGATGTCCATGAACCTGATCTCGAACGTTGTCAACAACGTCGAGGGGCAGTTCCGGCAGAACAAGAGCGAACGGCAAGCCTTCGCCGTCGAGCGCAAGGACGAAGAAGCCACCCGCATGATGAACCTGGCCCGTCGCGCCATGCGCCGGTACAACGGTTCCGAGGTCATTGAGGCCGACCAGTTCAAGGAGCACATCCTTTCCGGCGCATCCTGCTTCAAGAGCACGTATCAGCACGACCCCCGCCTGCAAAGGTATGAAGTAAAGGACGCCGAAGCGGATCAGGCGCGGTTGTTCTACAACATGGACATCCATGACCGGCGCTTCCGTGGGCTGCGCATCATCGGGGAAATCCATGACGTGACCATTCATGAGCTGGTCAGCCAGTTTTCGCGTGGCCGCAAGGATGAAGCCCGCATCCGGCACCTGTACGCACAGCAGTACACCCCTGACCAGTACATCTTCACGGGTGAAGCGAGCTTCGACAAGATAGACGGCCTCGACTTCCGTGGATTCGGCACGACCGGGCACCCCCGCGTCCTGGAGATCTGGAAGCCGGTCTACCAATGGGTTCGTACAGGCATAGACCCACTGTTCACGGACATTCCGGAGGGACAGGGGCAGATCGACATGCCGGAATCCGACATCACCAGGATCCAGAATGCCCGCCGTGAAATGGGCCTTCCGCTGATGGACCTGGACGAGCCGCGGTTGATCCCGATGTGGCATGCCTTCTACTGCACGCCGCACGGGACCATCATCCACCACCACCCTACCCCCTACCGGCACGGCGAGCACCCGTACAGCCCCGGCCTGGCCATGCTGGTGGACGGCGAAACGTGGGGCATGGTAACTCCTATCCGGGATCCGCAACGCTGGATGAACCGGCTGTTGGCGAACATCGACCACATGATGAGCGCCGGAGCGAAGGGTGCGGTTGCCTACGACCTGAATTTCCTGAACGATACGGACCTCAAGCAGACGGACGTTGACAGCTGGTACACGTCGATGGACGGAAGCCTCGGCCTCAACCTCCCGCAAGGGAAGAGCATGGACGACTTCCTCAAGCAGTTCCACAGCCGCGAAATCGCCGCCGGGTACTTCGACCTCCTGCCCATGATTCAGGGATACATGGATCAGATCAGCGGCGTTTCTGGTGCCCTGAAAGGCGAGGCCCCGACTTCCGGCACCCCCGCCGCCCTTTATCAGCAGCAGATCATCCAGGCATCCACCAATGTCCTGGGCTACATGCAGACCTACTTCGAGGGTCTGTCCCGCAAGGACCGGAAGGAACTGCAGCTGATCCAGCAGACCATGACCGAGCCGCGCCAATACCCGGACTCGGGCATGCAGCAGCCCGTCGTCGTCGATCCGGACCGGATAAAGGACATCGATTGGGACATCGCCATGGGCGACGTGGCAGACACGTCCACCTACCGCCAGCTGTGGGAGTCCGACCTGAACCAGTACCTGCAGGCCGGTCTCATTCCATTTGACGTGTATCTCCAGGCTTCCAGCCACCCAAGGGCCGAGTTCCTGCAGCGACTACTGCAGAACCACCAAGCCACACAGGGCATGACCCCAGAAATGATGCAGGCCCTTCAACAGCAGACCCAATGAACACCATGATTACCCGATTCCTGACCCC